GATTTGGTGGAGTTTCTGCAGAGTTTTTTGTTTGCTCACTATTCTCACTTGATTTTATTGTTGCTGGTTGTTTTGGAATATAATCAGTGTTTCCAGTAAAAGGAACAAATGGATTACTATAAGGTAATTTTGAAACTTCTGATGTTCTACCAAATGCACCCATAATTACGGGAATTTGAGCATTATCACCATCAAGGAAAAATCCAAAAACTACATCAGATGGTTGTAATTGAACTCCAGTAGAGCAATTTGCTGCTCCAGTGCCTGCAGTTGTTGGTAATAAAACTTGTGCCCAAGGTAAATCTTCATTGGAAAGATCTGCAACATTATAAGGATGATATCCAATGATTCTTACCTTGTATCTGTATGACCAACCACCACCTTCTGCTTGAGACTTCCAAGCATCAATAGGAGCAATCTGCCCAATCCACCAACGGAAACCATCTCTTCCTAAAAAGTTACTTTTGAGTAATGACTCGTCAATCATTTATCCTTTCCTTTCTTCTGTATTAATTCCAAAAGTATCTCTTACAAGTTTCATCGAGGTATATGAATTTTGTGCGTCAAAATGATGACATAACTCCTTAATCATATATAGACCACTTGTTTCGGAGTCATATTCCTTCGCATCTGATTTTGATATTTTTGGAAACTTACATTCAATAACATCACCTGCTCTCAAATTAGTATTCGAAGGAACCATAACACTCAGAGTTTGTGTAAAAAGAATATTATATCTCATTAATGATTGTGATTGATATAATTTCGGATCAGAATTAAGTTCTCTTGAAGCATCCTTTTCCATTGTTCCAATATCAAGAACTGCAGTAATAATTCTTGTAGGAACATCTCCTAAAGTTAAATCTGAACCTTCAGATACTTTTGGTAATTTAAGGTCGCTTCCAAGATTCTTTGCCTTCCCAGAATAATCCTTAAGTTTAAATAATCCTTCCTCATACTTTGAAAATGAGAAGTTTAAAGGATTAAAGAACATACGATGGCTTGCATATGTTCCCAGTTTAAGTTTCTCGATTAAGTTTTGATTCTTATCAGTGATGTAGTTTAAAATCTTAAAATTATTATTGACTTTGTTATCTTCATTATCATAACCAACTCTTGCCTGACTATACTCATAAGATGCCTTTGCTTGTTGTAGAATCAGATTATCGATTCCTCTAAATTGAAATCCATCTTGAGTTTGATAAAAGACAAATCCTGCAGTTCCATCACCAGAAGTTACAGGTACTCCTTTAGATGCTAACCAAATTAAAACAGTGAATGGTTTTTTCATATTACCAATAAATCCATACTTATTTGAAGTTTGGTCTATCGTTCCAATTTTATTTGCCTTTAAATTTTCTTTTAGAATTTTAGCAACAGATTGATCAATTGAAAGTCCAGTAGGAAATTTCCCCATCACTCTAGTTGTTTCGTTTGTAATTGCTTCTCTCGAAACTAGATTTAATGTAAAACTTTCTTTGTTTGTTTCGGAGATTACATCCGTGATACTCGAAACATAAAGATAATCATTTGGATTTTTGGAGAAATCAAGTCCAGGATTCGTTGAAGAGTTTCCTGCAATTTTCATAGAAACTCTCTCACCACCTCTTAAAGGTAATCCATTATAAATTGATTGCCTTTCTCCATCAGGATTATTTGCAGAAGCAATAGTATTTCCAGTATTAACTACTCTTATCTTTGCAGTAATTGTAGGAGAAAAAATGTCCTCATAGTAATCTACAATGATAGATCCAGCAGCAATATCTACTCTTCTAGTTTGATCATTAGACTCGATAATGAGCTCTTCAAATACGGATCTTTTAATAGACATTATAGGTAATTTAAATCGAGAAGAAGTTTGTTTTTAATAAAGGTATTTACCAAATCAAATTCATTAACAGAAATGTAATCTCCAGAATCACTTCCAGACTGTAGTATTTGTGGAAGTGTTGATTGTCTATCATCAATTACAACAATCTTTCTACCAGTTCTTTCTGTAGTGAGAAGAGCAATAAGTTCATCATTATAACTTTGCATCTCAATCTCTGCTGGTGTTGGAGTTTGTTTTACACTTCCTGGTGCCTCTGGTTTTAATGATGCTACTGGTGCTGCTGATATAATTTGTCCAGAGGTTGTTCTTAATGATTTTCCAATCGCAAGTAATCCAAGATATGGCTCTGGATTAATATGACGACCACCTTTTCTTACTTCATAATGCAAGTGTTCTCCACGAGATCTACCAGTATTTCCAATTTCACCAATAGTTTCTCCGTTATATTGAGAACCATTTTTTACCATTATTTTTGCTAAATGGGCAAAATAAAACTCAAGATTTCCAGATTGAATAATAACTAAATTTCCATATCCACCACCATCCCATCCAGCGAAGGTGACTTTTCCATTTTGTCTAAATGCTACATAGTATCCTTTTTGATGACTAGTTCCAATATCAATTCCTTTGTGTGCTCCTCCCCTTGCTAGATATTCACTACTTCTTCCAACGGTTGGATTTGTATTTCCAACAACATCTACTTCACCAACTACTGAAGTTACTAATTTTCCAGGAACTTGAGGAGTAGATTTTGCTATTGGTGGTATTGTCTTAGTTCCAAAATCTGGAACTGATGCAGTTTGATCACCTTTATAGTTTTCATACCATCCGAAATAATTATCTCCAGATTTTCTTTGTATTCCTCCAGAAACTTCATATCCCCTAAAATCAGTTCTTCCACCAACAAATTCTGCTGCTTTTTTTTGTAGTGATGGATTTGCTATGTTCTTAGCAACATTTTGAATTGTAGAAACACTAAATCCGGTTGCTTTAGCTGCTGACTGAGCATCAGTAATTTGATACCATTCTTTATTTGGGGTTTGTTGCGCTTTCTTTTTTGGATATTCCCAAGTTGGAGCATATTGACCACCCCTTAATATAAGTTCCCTAACACTTTTACTACCATAAGCGCCCGATACTGCCCTATTATAAATTGATTGGGCAACATCTGCCTGTCCCTGAGGATCATTACTATCTTCTCTAGAAACAACAGCAACTAGTGTCCAAAAATCAGAATCTCCTCCGCTAACTGAAGGTTGTGAAGGTTGCCTGTAAGCATCAGGTTCTTCAGTAATAGTTCCAATCTTTGGAATATTTTTAAATGGTTCAGTAAGAACAGCAAATGCATCACTAATACCTACACCTAATCCATCAATATTTGTAATTAAATCTTGAAAAGAAGATCTAACAAGAAAAGAACTATCAGTAAAATCAAGATTTGCTAGATTAATAAATGCTGATTGAAGAATTTCGCCCAAACTACTTATTACCTTCATCGTTTCATCACCATATTCACTCAAAATAGATGTTGCCTTTATGATTCTTCCAGTAAATTGCTCACCTAACGCAATCCAAGTTGGTAGATTTCCTAGTATCCAACCAGCAGAAAGATATCCAATAAAACCAAATAATCTATCTTTTAGACTAGTTCCACTAGAAGATTGTGCTAATGATCTTGCACCACCCACTTTGGTTATAACTGTTGGAGCAGAAACTTGATCTTGAAGTGCTTTTCTTTTTCCAATTTGTATTCTTCTTTCCTTGAATAATCTTATGCTTGATCCAATATTTTTTCTATCGGTTATCTTTTTAGATAAAATATTAGAAATACCAGCAATATTCTTTTTAGACGATGCCGTTTGTTGTTTGGTATCTGATATAGTTCTAAAAATACTACTAGAAATAACTGCCATCTTACATCACCACATTATAGTTAAGTTGTGAATATAATGTGTAGAAATTATCAGGATTTGATGAGGAAATCAAAGGAACATCAGTAATGGGTCCAGATTGTTGATCCTGTGCTGCTCCTTGTTGCTGGTTTCCAGTTGTTGTATAAATGATATCTGGTTTTGGTTCTGGTGATGGACCAACATTTGGAGTTTGTGTTTGTGATGGTTGAATCTGTGCTGGTGGTTTATATGTGACCACTGGAATTGATTTTGGTCCTGGTGTATCTTTACCACTTTCTGTCGATATTTCAGGAGAACCTGGTTGAGGACCTGGAGGACCACTAAATCCAAGCATATCTTTGAATTGATCTACCTTATCAGAAGCAAATGCTTGTAAAGAAGAAAAATTAATATTTTTTCCCAATTCAAACTTTGGTATCATTGGATTTTGTGCTGCTGGAGCACCTGCTTTTTGATTTTGATTTTTTCCAAAAATATTTCCACCAAACATTTCTGCAATTGCGTCTGCAGCATATGCTGTACCAGTAATTAATCTTGTTTGTGGAATAAGTAATGAAGTGAATGCTAATGCAGCATCAAAATTCTGACCAGTTGCTACATCTACTGTTCCACCAAGTGCAGTAACTCCTTTACCCAACAATGATAATATATCAAATCCACCTGCTGCCGCTGCTGCACCTGCTCCAGCAGCCCCAGCACCTGGTTTCACCTTCAAGAAGTTTTTAAATAAATCAGAAACTGCTTTTAGAGGTGATTTTGCTAAATCCTTTGCAATATCAAAAACTTTAGATGTAACTCCACGAATAGAATTAACAACTCTAGTAAATCCTCCCCTCATAAGAGAGAAAGAAGAAGTAATAAATCCTAAAGATGATTTAAAGATACCACGAATATCAGTTAATTTTCGTAGATTTGCTGTTGCACCTTTTGTAAGTGCAGATATTCCTAAAAGACCAAATCCAGTTCCAAATAATTTTTTAAGAGCTCCAGTTGCCCCATCAAAAGTAGAAGTTAGTTTTGGTTCTATTTTTTTGATGGGTTCAACAAGTGCTGCAGAAACAGTTTGTTGTAATTGCTCCTCTTGACCAACTCTTACTTCTCTTTCTACTAATTTCTTTTCTTGATCCTGCTCTAAACGAAGTCTTTGAGATTCTAGAGCACTGTCGGTTTGTATTAACGATGCAATACCCTGCAATCCAGAGTTTACACCAGAAACTTCTGAACGAATATTATCAAGTTGTCCTTGAATTGAAACTAGTGGTGAGCTATAACTAGCCATTAGATGCGTTCTTCAGGTTTTCCTCTTCAATATACTGTTGGAGGAGACCAACATAAACTTCTCTCTCCCACGGTATCATATTCTCTAAATCACTCAAAGAATATTTATGATGCTGAAGCAGCGCAAAATTAGTTTTATAATATGACGCAAGATCTTCGTGCGCCATCGCTAGGCGAAAAAAGATGTTAAGCCCTCAAGAACAACCTCACTTTCTACTCCAGTATTTGGATTTTTGATGTTAATTGTATGAGAAAGTTTAGGCATAGTCTCAAAGAATCTTTCAATTTCTTTGAATTGACTTGATGTAAGTTGCTCAAGAAATTCATTCAACTCTTTTTTAGTTACATCAGATGCTGCCCAAGATTCTTCTTCACTATAGATTTGTTCAACACAAGAAGTAATCATACCAAAAGTGTCTTCAACTGTTACTTCAGATTCATTTGAAAAATTACTCTTAATAAATTCTTCCATCGAAGGATACTTCATTCTCAAGGTTAAACTATCATCAAGTTTAATATCACGAGAATGGTCTGATTTTACCTGAACTTTAATCTCATCTAGATTAATACTTACCGGAACTTGTGTTGTTCCATCATCTGGGCAAGTAATAAGAACATCAACTTCTTCTCCAACAGATTTACCTCTGATATTCAGAAAAAGATATTCAATATCAAAAGTTGAAAGTTGTTCAATCTTAATACCTCTGGTAATAACACAATTTCCAATTACCGTTTTTACTGCTTCGGCAATCTGCTTCGGATCCTCACTCTCCATTGCGATGATAAGAATTTTTTCTTCTTTAACTAGAAAAGGACGATATTTGACTGACTTTTTTAATGAAGGAATTTCCAACTCATATGTTGGCGTAGCAATCTTTGGTAAAGGCATAATGACCTATAGAACTTCAGTAAAATTATTTAGTGGGTTATCAGAATGTTGTTGGATACGATGTAGGTCTGGGAGTTACACCTTGATCAACTCCAGCACCAGGAGATTGATAATATATTGGTTGATTTGGAGTAGTTTGTTTTGGTTCATTCGATTCATTATTATTATCATCTCCTTTATATTGATTAACACTTAATGCTTTACCAGCAATATAACGGTCATACTGAAATGAAGCAGATACTTTTAAAACATCTGAAGAAACATAAGAAATTTGAGGAGGACTTATATAAATTGGCCAAAGACCCTTAAAGGTGTATTCAACTTCTGCTTTATAATTCCTATCAAATTTAATAATTCTAGTAAAATTACATTTATAATATTCAGGATACTGCATTCTTATAAAATAACTATCTTCATTCTGACTAACTGCTGGAGAAACACCATCAATAGTATTATGAGAACCGCTAGCAATAAATTCTATCCAGGATTCTAAAAATTTAAGAGTTTTATATTGACTATCAATATAAAATTCCAGTGTTATCTCATTATAACTTCTACTATAGGCAAACTTTTCTTGAATTCCCGTATAGTTCCCATCAACCATTTTTTCATTTAATGTGGAAGTGGGAAGAGAAGCAGTTTAACATAACAATCCAGCATCACCTACAACAAATCTAGATGTAACTCCTCTTTTACGAAGATAATCTTTTAATTCGTTTGGTAGCCCACCAAATTGAACTTCATAGTGCGAAGATTGGGCAAGATTTGTTAATAGTGGTCTTATG